TTTTACGACGCCAAAAACACCGCACCCACCGAGCGAGCGACTCAGTGGGTGCAGTGCGGTCCGTACGTTAGGAGTGAGGTGTGTGTAGAGCCAGAGCATTGTCACTATGGGACTAGCAACAGAGGTATTATAGCATAGTTTTAGCGTGGTTCAATTTCAGTAGGCTCAAAGTACCACTCATTGACTTCCGCTGGCGGATCGTACGCTTGTGAAATCTGCGCAATGGTAATGACTGGCGCTTCGAATTGCGCAATACTTGGGTCGCGATAGGTGATTGTCGTTGCGACTGTAGAATTTACTGTAGTGAAAAATGTCCAGCCTTCAGGCAGAAACACCGTCATTGTGCCTGAAAAAATGTTCGACGCGGTGCCATTCCCGAGCCATGCAACACGCCATCCAACGCCTGGGATTGATTGTGGCGTACTTCCAATGCGAAGTCTCCATTGCAATCCTGTGACGGGTGGACTGGTTGCAAGTGCAATCGAGATGCTGTAAATACCGCTACTCATCACTGTCCAATAAAAATTGGTCGTGTCATAGTAGATGCCCTGATTCATCCGGAATTGATTGAAAATCAGCTGATAATCAACGTTCGCATCGATGGCCATATCTGAATCGCGCGTCGCAACTGACACCGCTTCATATGGCTGCCGTCGCTCGAGGCGGTTCACCTGATTCTGCAATCCAGAAATCGCTTTGAGTAATCGCACGTTATTCTGACTCAAGGGTGACTCCAATCGTTTCCTCACCATCAGATGACATAGACAATGTGACCTGCTTTACCTGTAGCTCGATCACGCCAGTAATGGTCTCAACGCTCACTAAGTCTGACAAGAAGTAGTTCCGGCCGTACATGAGCCCCTGTGATTGTTGCACGACACATGACACCTGCGTAATACCACGCTTCATCTTGGCGTACTCGGCAACGGCCGTTGCACGATTGCCGTTGATTGTGCCAGTCGCTGACACAAGCCAGATTTCACGCTTTTCTAGCCCTGTCACGTCACCCTCAGGTTTGTAGAGAAACCGCTTCTCTGATGCCCCTGTGCCGCCACCTGACATGATGGCAACATTCCACGTTTGCGTATAATCGTTGCTGGTCTCAATACTCGCAATCGTGCCGGTGCCGATGCTAAATTTTACGGTGTCGGTCCTATCTGCACCCATGCGAAAAGGCTGCATATTAAATGAAAATCGACTTGGACTTGAAGTCCATGTGATGTTAAATCCAATCTTGCCCTCCTCGGCTACTGACTGGATAGTCTCAAGGAGATTTTGCCGAGCAATGCCGTCGAGGCTTGATATTGCTAATCCAAAATCAGATGTGCTAAGTATTTGAGGCATCCATGGCGACATTGATCCACTAGTAAATCGTGCACGGCCTACCACATCGGTCAAATCTTCACGTGTCGATGATGCAAGCACAGTCATATTATAGTTGTACAACTTGCGAATGATACTTGATGCATACTCAAAGCCCGCAGTAGTTGACTCTGGAAACACTGTCTTTCCACGTGCATCATCTTGCCATGCGATGATGCGCCGAGATAAAAGATGCTCAAAGCCAAATGCAGACACCGTCAGCGTTGTGGTTTGTGCTTGCGTGACAACCGTGCGCACCACGAGTCCCTCGAACTCAATGGAACTCGGAATGCCAAATAGTGCGTTTTGGCGATAGACCTGAATTAATGCATCTTTCACCAAAAACTCACTACCCTCCACGTCGTATGGCATTACCATTTGCAGAGTGTCGTACCCATTCACTGTGCGCCCAATCGCCAAATCAATGAAGTTGGTGATGTAGGTTAAAAACTGCCCAGATTGATACGAGTACACAAGCACGGTGTATTCAGTTGATGTGGTATATGCCATAACTACTCCTATACAGTTGGTGGAGTATCAGCAAGGCGCGTGACCGTGATGCTGGCGCGCGTGAGATTCTGCGCAGCGCCAGTGTCTTGTGCGACGCGCAAAAAGAGTGTTTCATAGGTTGGCGTTGAAGTCGTGTTGACCTGATCGCGCACAATGGTCGTGGTGAGGCGTTGCACATATCCAGTGGTTGGCACGAGTGTACCGCCCGAGGCTGAAACAAGCATCGACGCCGACATCGATGATGCTGATACTTCGGTGGAAATCTCCGACGCCGAGCACAAGCGCAAATGGCGTGTGTTCGATGGCGTTGCTTGCGTGGCCCACACCACAGATGCTTCAACGAGATAGACACCGCTTGCGCTCAGTGTGATGATGCCGGTTGACACGTTACCAGAAAACACCGAACCCGTCTCCTGCTGGAGCGTGGCGTATGTTGTGACGTCAGATCCAGCAAGGCCAGTTGCAATCGACTGTGCAGCCGTCTTAATCATGCGCACCACGCTAAGCGATGGCGTGACTGGCTGAATGAATTGACGAATGTCCGCCATGGCCGTGATGGCAGTGCCATTCCATGTAATGGTGTGGAGCGGAATGAACGATACGCCTGCTGGTGGTGTGAGATATGCCGCTGACGTCACAATAGCCAAGCGCACAGTCTTTGCGCCAATGGTCGTTGCGCTCGGGTTGTTGGCCGTGACGTTGGCCACACATGCCGTAGCCGTCGCATTGGTATTAATGTAGATGACAAGGTAGTACGTGCCAGCTGCGCCCGAGGTAAAGTTAATCGTCTCGTTTGCCGTATTCTCGTAGAAATAGCCAGTTACCACACATGCACCGGTTTGCACCGTAACGCTCGTTGCGGTCCACGTACGCTGAAAGCGATTGCCGGTGAACAAAATGCCGTTGCCGAATTGTGACTGCATCATCGAGGCCATGCGTGCCTCGTTGTATCCACCGTTTACGCCATCACCCGTGCCGTTCGTCGTCCATCCAATTGATTGCTCTGCCATGATATTACTCTCCTATATTGCGGTGTACTGTGTGAAATAGCGCAAGGTCACTGACGAATTTGTGGACGCATTGTTACTCTCGACCACGATGTTATTTGCATATGATCCATACGCATCGCCCGGGATAATCGACCACGTCGTTAGATTTGACTGTGGGTTCACAGACTGGATGCGATTGACTCCGTTTTGGTCAACGACCGTTTTCAAGCCATACCGCAAATCAATCGTATACGTCGTGTTGACTGGGATTGATGTAATCAGTATCAATTGATTTGATGTGACGTTGGCAATTGTCAAATTCGACAATCCAGCATCACCGCTGAATATCTCGATAATCGGATATGCGACAAATGTACCCTCATAGGCGATATTCGTACTGGAGTCTACGCCGTTAGTGCCATAGGTGCGCGGAATCACCGCAGGGATATCAGTAGGATTGCCGATGGACGTGCCGGTAAGGTACACAACTTGCTCATTCGGGTCATACCACAACGGATCATCCGCACGTAGCTCGACCTCGAAAAAGACATCGTACCCATTCACCGTATCACTGCTGATATTGATACCACCATTAACGAGCACGTCAATTTGCCGGTCAACGACGGTTGCGCCATCTGTCGAAGTGAGGCGTAGCTGTGATGGAATATTGCTCACCTTAAAGAGCTTGCCAAGCATCGACCGCACGAGCATATGTTCGTGCGTGGTTGATGCGTATACCATGCCTGACAACGTGATAGTGCGTGGTTGTAAGCGGAAGTCTACATTGGTATCACCATGCTGAAATGCACCACGCTGGGTAATGCGTTCAACACCTGGGATTCCAACATCATTGAATCCAAGCAGATGGAATGTGTAATTCGTCGCTACATCATACCCATTGAGTAGGTGCGTGGTTGCGCCCGAAGTGTACGTCATGGTAAACGTGGTCGTCGTCATATGCGCAAGCGTCCTCCCTGTGCGGCCAAGTAGTCCTCAACATCTTTAAGCGGCGTACTGCTGCTTGGCGGTGATGCGTAGTTCAGATTGATGGTGATGTTTTGTACGTTTGCACCAGCGCCAACGCCAGCACCAGAAAACGCAAGAGATCGCCCGCTACCACTGCTTGACGTTCCACTACCAGTCAAATAATACGGCAGTGGGTCCGATGACCCAATGGTCGCGTTTTTCAGTGACACAAGTGCGTTAATCAGGTTCTTGACGTTGCTTGTGTTTGACGAGCCATTGACCGCCACGGTGTACGCATTGGCCCAATCACGCATCGCAATGGCTCGACCCGCGTCAAGCGTGCGCGTCAAATCGCGAATTGCCATCAAAGGAGCGGTAAGATTGTCGGTTGCAAACTTGACATTGCTTTCCGCAATCGATGCAATACCATCGCCAATCGATGACAAGGTTTTACCCAGTGAATCCGTCAGTTTCATGTCCTGAATCTTCTTGAGCGACGCTTGCACATTGGTGAGCCCTTGCACTGCAGTGCTGGTGTCGTTGCCAAGGTCGCGCATGTTACCTGACAACGTGGTGACTGCAGCGTTTGAGCCATTCACCCCGCCCACTGACTCCGCAACCTCCTCAGACTTGATAGATACATCGTCAAGCGGTGACGCGGTATCAGCTGCACTCAGGCGCAAGGTGTCGAGCGACTCCGACGTGATGCCGAGTGATTTGGCCAGCTCATCAGCCTTTTTCCGATTGTCCTCTTGCTCAAGGCGCAGCCGAATAAGGTTGTTTTGCGCTTTGGTAATTGCGTCACGATACGCATTAAGGCGTGCGGGGTTCTGCGCTTCGGATAATTGTCGTTGCGCAATTTGCAAATCAACAATTGCTTGCTTTGCGCGAAACTGCGATCGCTCAAGGTCAGCCTGTAATCGCTTATCCTCCTCGAGGAGTCGCAACCGCTCTTCCTGCGCACGCTTAATGGCATCGTCCTGCTTCTGCGTAAGATCGTTCTTGATTTTGGTTTGGTCGGCAATAGCCGCGGTAAGTGCCGCCTCGGTTTGCAAGAACTCAACACGCTGTACCTCATTCAGCCTACCACCAGCCAACGCCTTTTTAATATCAGCGCGTCGTGCTTCCATCTGCCGAAGCTCGGTATTCGTGTCCTTGAGCTGTTGACGCTCTTGTGCAGTGAGTGCATTCTGACGAATCTGTGCGTCATTCATACTCTTTATCGCACGCGCAATGGCCTCGCGTCGTGCGCGCATGTCGTCCATGCTTGCATTGAGGTCACGCATTGACATCTGCTGCGCTTGGAGTGACAACGTCATTTGCTGTACGCGAAGTGGGTCCATCGCATCACGCAACGCCTTTTGCGCATCAGCCACACTACGCTCGGCGTCGGCGATGTTCATAAATGAATCACGCAGATTGCCAATCGCCTGTTTGTACTCCGATGTTTTGCGCTGTGTTTCCGCCAACGCACGCTCTTGCGCACGCAGTGCGTCATTATTATCGCGCGTCGATTTGGTGAGCTCTTTTTCTGTAACGATAAGCTCTTTCATTGGCGGAATTGTTTTGAAGAGCTGATCTACCGTGCGCTCGGCAACATTTAACCAGACGCCTTGGCCAACATACAAGCGGTTTTGCGTGTCAGCGTACAGCGATGCAACCGCCGCCGCCGACCCTGCAGCCTGTGCGTTCTGGTGAATCGTGGTCATGATGTTGTTGATGTACGTACCTGCATCATTCCACGCTTGCTTGCTGGCTTCCCCTGCGCTTGTCATGGCGTCGCCAATTGCCGTCGCTGTGTTGTCTGCCGATGTCTTGACGCTCTGCCACAACGACTCAGCCCACGTACCTTGCACGGCATTGTCAATTGCGCTGACGGTGTCTTTACCGAATTGCTCGACTTGCCCGAACGCATTGCCGACAATGCCGACCGTGTTTGCCCATGCTTCGCCAAGGCCATTCACCAGCGCAGTGATGTTTTTGACGGTCATGGACTCGCTGATGTATTGCCCGGTAACCTTGGTCGCCTCTGAAATCCACGTGCCAGCATCCGCCCACGCCTTGGATGTCCAGCTCATTGCCGAACTCCACATCTCGGCAATTTGCGCATCCATGCCACGACCCCACCGAATAAAGTCTTGTCCGGCTTGGTTTGTCCAGTTGACAAGGTCGGTAAGGAGGTTGATCGTGCCGGTGACGAGTGGTTGCACGTAGTTGCCAAGCGACGTCGAGGCGTCTTGCCATGCGTCGGCAAGGTTTGACGCTGACTGAGACGCCGTGCCCATCTGTGACGCCATGGCATCGCCGTATTGCCCTTGCATCGCACCGATAAGGATGTCGAGGTTTCCCGACGCTGGCAACAGCCCATCTTGCGTGAGCTTGATAATCTCTTCAGTCGAACGGCCGGTAGCATCGGCGAGCAACTGGAATACCGGAATACCATTCTCTTGAATCTGCACCATTTGCTCGTATGAGAGCTTACCACCAAGCTGCATACGGCCAATAGCAGTGGTCACAGAGTCAATGTTTTGCGCAGTGCCGCCGATCGTGGTGACGGCATCGCCGATTGCGTAGACATAGTCCGGGATGCGTTCGGCTGCGATACCTGCACCAAGCAACGAACGTCCCATCTCGATTACGTCTTGACGCTCAAATGGCGTGCGTGATGCGATGTCGATGAGGGTAGAGTAAAGCTTGCGCCCTTCGCTCTCGGAGTCTGCGAGGGTGATGATGCCTTTACGAAGATTTTCGACGTTGTTGGCCGTAAGCGCAGACTGATATGCCACGGTGCCAAGCGCAGCCACAAGCGCGACTGCGCCACCTACGGCAAGGCCAATTGGCCCAGCAAGGCCACCAATCGACATCGCAGCAGTGCCAACCGTGCCACCGGTCATGCCAACAGCACTTGCAAGCTCACTCATCGATGTGACGAGACTGCCAACGCCTCTTGCACTGGTGGTTGCAGATTGTCCGACTTTGTCAATGGATTTCGTGACCTTGGTAGCAGTGCCACTCACGTCATCTTTACCAACAAATCGGACTACTACGTTGCGCTCTTCGGCCATCTCTACTTCCTCTTTGTCTGCGCTATCTGTGCCTTGCGTGCCATCGCCTTGTGCTCAATGTCCATGATGGTTTCCCATCGTAGCAACGTTACCAGCGGTGGCAGTTGGTCTGGTCGGCACTGCAGCTTCATACACCAGAAATATTCGCGATACTCATGCGGTTGTGCGCCATGCGTATGAAAATAGGCGTACAACCGCTGAATTAGTTTGGGTCTTTTGCCGAATTGCTCAGTGCTTCAAGGATTGCGGTGCGAATCTTGCGGATATCAACCGCGCGATACTTGCCACGAATCCCACCCACTACGACCTTGTCAAAAATTGCGATTTCATCACTTAGTGAGGCTTCGCCTCGTGCGCACTTGTCGAGCATCTCGAGATCGTCAATCATGAATACGTCCATGTCAATCTCGATAGTCAAATTATCAGCGTTGACTTTCTTTGGCGCCATACATACTCCTTATGCAATGAGGGTGTAGACAATGTACGCCTACACCCTCATTGTAGCACTCTGTGCAAACTCGCCTATTACTCTGGCTCAATCAGTTCGTAGTCAATACCGCCAGCGATGACCGTGAAGCTTACCACGAGTGGCTCGCCACTGGTTGCATCGTTGCCTGGGAGTGATACCGTGCTGACGCCTGATGTGCCAACGGTGAAAAAGCGGTAGTACGTTGTAGCCCCTGCATCCTTTGCTTGCCATCGCAAATTAAATGCGCTCTTGTTTTTCAGTGCGGACACCGCACGAAGGAACGCCTCACCGGCAACCTCGGTGTACAGAATGTTGACGGTGATTTCCGTGGCTGGCTGTTTGCCAAACGTCACCAGTGCGTAGTCGCCATCGAATGTGTGCGTTGATCCATTGGTGCGTGTAAACTCGACCGCATCGATGCTCTGCGATGATCCGCTGATGTCGTACCACGTAATTTCGTCCGTGGTGACCTCAATTTTACCCATCGCACCGGTCATAGCGCCTGTTGTTTGTGCCATTGGTTATGCGCTCCTTATGCTACGTCGGTTTCAATGCCACCGGCAATGACCGTGAAGCTTACCACAAGTGGCTCACCGCTGGTTGCATCGTTGCCCGGGAGTGATACCGTGCCAATCTTTGCGCCAGCTGACGTGACAAAGTACTTACCACCGGTGCCATTTGGGAACCACTTGAGCAAGCAGGTTTGATTGTTCTTCAGTGCTGATACTGCACGCAGGAACGCCTCGCCCACCACTTCGGTGTACAGAATGTTGACGGTGATTTCCGTTGATGGTTGCTTGCCGAACGTCACAATGGCCGTGTCGCCCTCGAGGGTGTGCGTTGAGCCATTTACCCGGCTGAACTCAACCGCGTCGATGCTCTGCGATGATCCGCTGATGTCAACATAGCCGCCGCCGTTGACGTTGATTTCAATCTTTGCCGTTGCGCCAGTAATAGCGCCGGTTGTCTGTGGCATTGCCGAGCCTCCTTATTGAATGATTTCTCGAATCAGATACTCACTCATTACGGCATAGTATCGATTGCCCGATTCACTGGGGTATTCGACAGTCTCCATAGCGATGCGTACATCTTCGAGTTGATACTTATTCGTGACGAGCGTGCGGATAAGGTCGGCGTAGGCGGCGGCATAGGCAATCTGTGCGTTGCTTTGGTCCTTCTCACCCTTACCAAGTCCCACCTGTTGCCCGAGAAGTAAATCCGTGATTTGCCAACGAAGCGTAATAACCGGATTGGCACCGAGCGTCACACGTTGCACCTGTCCTGCGCTGTTCCCAATGGCGCTGATTATCCGCATCGGCAGGTCTGCAGCATTGGCCGTATTTGGCAACGTCGCACCATCACGAATCGACACCGCCTTACCGTTGTACGTCGGGTTGTAGGCTTTGATTGCTGCCATGATGGTGGTGAGCTGACTGGCCATTACGAAAGCCTCCGATATGGGCGTAGCAGGGTTGTCACATCTGCGGGGATGCGATTCTGTGCAAGCACGACGCCGTCAGTGGTCAAGATGTCCCGATCGCCGGTGCTATCCGCACGGCCGTTGTAAAACGCCTTGCACAGTTTGAACATCGCCATGCGCACGGCCTCCGGTGCCTCGAGGGAGTAGCAATACTTGCCAGTGATGACCACTGCGCCCTCTGGTGAATTGCCGGTGTACGTCCATGTGTAGGCACTGCCACGTTTCAGCGCAATAGCGTACCATGGCGTGTGGTTAATGGGATTCGTGACATACTCTGATGACGGAATGGTCACACCATTGCCATTCACTACAGACTGAATCTCACAGAGGTCCATATCGCCAATCCACAGAATCCGCGGTTCGTCATCGTCAAGGTCTCCACCACGACTTCGCACCAGTGGCGTGAATTTGTGCGCATGACGACCTGCTTGCGGTCCCTTGGGCTCAAACGTACGCAATGTGTAGTTGTCGATGGCATCCTCTGCACTGGCGATGATTTGCGCAAGCACCGTATCATCATCAGCGTCTGTGATGTCGAGGAAGTCTTTGAGTTCTGCGGTGGTGATGTATGCCATTTAGAGCACTCGCTTCCGTGTTGGCTTGGGTGTTGGCGTGTCGTCGGCAGGTGCCTCTACGACGGTCTCTTCGACTGCCACGGCTCGGCGCAATTCCACCATTCGCTGTGCTTCAGCAAGGGGGAGATCAACGACCTCCCCCTTTTTGTACACTTTGAATGAGTCATTGACGAACCGCGTAATCGAGGTTTTCAGCATGACCTTCAATGTGCGCCTCCCTTATTAGGCCTGTACGCCCTTGACGAACGCATTGGTGATGACGGCATCACCGCCCCAGCGTACGGTGGCGAACAACCCAATCAGGCCGTTCTCCATGTAGGCGTACTCGTTGCGTCGGATGGTCAAGCCACCGTTCTCAACGAAGTAGTACTTTGACCAGTCGCCGAACAGAATCGAGGTAAGACCTGTGGTTGGTGCGCCCATCTTGTCCGAGGTGAACACCGGACGGTACATCAACTGCTCACCACCTTGACCGTTGGTGCCAGCTGGAGTGTTCTGATACAAGAACCCTTCACCTTGCAACGCACGGACACCGCCGAGCGTGGCCATGCGCATTGCCCAACCGGTGCTGGCGCCATGGTAGGCACTTGGGAGCTTGTAGTAGATGTTCTGGATGTCGGCTGCATCAACGCCGGTGGCACTGGCCAAGGTCTCGCTGATTGCAGCGCGTGCGGTGACGCCCCATGGTTGGTTGGTGCCCGATCCGGTCAAGATGTACTGATTGACGTGGCGCGCCAAGGCTTGGCCGATTTGGTCGGTCAAGTACTGCTCGAGGTTGGTTGCAGCGTCGTTCAGCACTTCCTCTGAAATCTTCATGGCCAACGTGGCTTTGTAGATGCGGATGTTTGGATTGCCAAACGTCACCTCGTCAAAGTTGGCAGCGTTGGTCTCAGGCGTGAATGCGAAGTCGCTGTCATTCTCGCCAACGACGACCTCATACACATCGCGGCTGGTGCGACGTCGGGCGATTGGCAAGCGGCCGAGGATTGACTCTTCGTCACGCTTGGCAACAATCGTGGTCTCCAAATCGTTGGGCACGTTGAAACCACCGTTTGCGCCAGTGCCCTCAACAATGGTGGCCTTGACGGCACCCTTGTCGCCGGTCTTGATGTAGTGCAAAAAGCCCTGCTTGGGCTCATCGCTGAAACCGAGTGAGGTCACGTTCTTGACGTTGGGGGCCTTGCCACCCATGTACAAACCGCCGCCCTGCGCTGGCTCACCAGCGAGGTCAAGCAATGCGTCTTTCAATTGGTCTTTGTCGATTGACATGGTAGTCTCCTGAATAGATGATGATGAATCCATGATATAACCGGCGACATGCTTCACGGCCATAGCTCCTGCATATGGCGTCTTGACATTCGCATAGGTGCGTGGTTCTGCTGGCGTCGTCGTAAGGCTCAGCTCTCCGACAATCCAGCGCAACAGCTCACCGCCTTTGCGCTCCACAGTGTTGCCCACTGCGCCGGTGCTCAGTCCGAGCACGCCACGCTTGGCCAACTCCATGATTTGCTTAAGGTACTTGCCTCGGCGATCAAGCTCAATTTCAACGTCGATACCCTCTTCGTTCTGTTGCCAGTTCGTCACCACGCCGATTTGGGACTTTGTCCCCATCAGTGCGTGATTCCAGTAGACCGGCATGCCTACGAAGCTTCGGGATGCGCCGATGTCGGTGTTTGGCGTAAAGATGTCGCCGACAATGTCAGCGCCGCCAAATACAATGGCGCGCCCTTTCAGAATGTTGTCAGCTACGCTTTTCACGGCATACATAGGCAGTGCGCCTCCTTCTAATTTCATTCTACGGACACTGTCAAGGACTATTGCATGCGTGCCAGAATCTCGCGTGCGACTGCCTTGGCGGCGTTGTCCATTTCGTCTTTCCATGCCTGTGGCAGTGCGTCAACAAAGGCGCGTCCCTTGCGCTTGGCGATGGCGATGAGGTTGCGCTTGAATGTCTCAAAGCTCACATCGCCCTCATAGCGTCCCCAGCTTGACACGGCATCGCTGATGTCGGCCGGTGTGGCCACGGGGAAGTTTCGTGTGCTTGGCACGGCGAAATCTTCGTCGGGCAGTGCGTCACGCTCGGCTGCCGTCATCTCCACCTTTTCCTCGTCCATTGGCATATCCATTGGCGCATCGCTTGGTGCGTCGCTTGGCGCATCAGGCAATTCGCCAACCAACTCGTCCGATTGCTCACGGCTATACCCCATCATGCGCACCAACGTGTCAAGGAATCCCTCAACCGTCTCTTCGACCACTGGCTCGGCGTCGTTCTCGTTTTGGTAGATGGAAAATACGCCATTCTCCATGGTCACGATGAATTGCTTTGGTTCCATTGCTTTCACTTCCTCTGCTTGATTCAAAATGCGTCGAGCCCATGCCCACCCTTCATCGCCTCCCCAGCCGTACCACGCTTGCCACCCTTTTCCCTGATCGTCCCAGGTACTGCCTTGTTTATCCACCTCATGGCGTTCGAAGTACGACACCATGCGCTGAATCGTCTCGAGTGACACCGCCTCACGCTTGGCCAACTGATTGGCACGTGCAAGGCCAATGAGCGTCATGCCACGCTGACTTGGTGGCTTCTCGGCACGCACATCAAGCGCACGCTGTGCATTCTCTGCGACTGACGCAGGCGGGATAAATGTCTCGTCCATCTAGCTGCCTCCAAATCGACGCCGTAGAATGCTGTTGACCACATCGGGCACGAGGCTACTCCGGAGAATCTTGATGATAACCTCATCGACACGCTTCCACCGTCCTTTGTGTATCTGCGCTTGTTGTGTACCGATGACGTACGGCCAATACGTCGCACTATTCGTCAGTGCAATGTTCCTTGGCGCACGCACCAAGCGATACGAGCGGTTCATGCGCTGACTATTCCTATCAATGCCACGTCGATACGGCACGGTAATATCACCACGTGCTTTTGCTGCCATCACGAATCGGCGTTGCTTCTCACTGACAAACTTCATCGAACCTCGAGGTGGTGGCGGTGGTTTGAGATTAGACAGCTCGTGCTGTGTCTCTGTGGCCACGGCAACCATCACCGGCTCGGCTAGGTGTGTGTAGACGCTCTCAATGTCCGCAAGCAGTGACTTTGGCACCGATACTTCAACGCGAATCATTCCCGTACCACCTTCAGCGTAATGTCACAGCGACAACGTGGGTGCGCTGGTGCGCCGTCCGGATATCGCTCTGCCCATACGCTCTCTGGTTTGTTGTTCAGCGGATAGCAGATTGGGCACTTTGCCACGATCTCATCATTTTCGGTATTCCAGATGCGCACGGTTTTGATGCCGTAATCATCAAGGTACTCCTTGTATGCGCTCGTGGCGTTGCTTGCGCTTCGGGTGTACTCAGTGACGGCAATCATGGCGGCGCGTCGCTCACCAAACGCCGGGGTGAGCTGGATGGCCAACTCTTCGTTGGTGAGTCCGCCTTGCTCACGTGCATTGTCAATGACGCGCTTTACCAGCTTTGCCGTGGTCTCATTGAGTCCCTTAATCAGCTTAGGCGCATAGACTTGGAATTGTTTGAGCACAATGTCCTCAGTCGTTGCTGGGTCAATGTCGATGGTGTAGCGGTCCTGCAGTGCCTCGAGATCGCTGCGCATCTTTTCGGTGAGGATTGGTTGCAATTCCGTGATGAGGCCGTCAAGGAATCCCTCTGGCAACGCACCGCCCGATTGCAGAATCAACACCGCTTCCTCGCCACGCTCGCCAAGGTAGGCGCGGATTGCGTCGTAGAGTGGCTCTTCACGTGGATTGACGCCAATCGCCTTGACGGAATCGAATAACGCCTTGATGTCATGCACGCTGGTGCAATCCTCGAGTTGATACCGAATCCACGCCGTATCTTCTGCGCTGATGTCCTCGTGTGCAAAGTCAAAGTTCAGCGACTTGGTGGCGAGCAATCGCTTCTCGGCTTTGCGTCGATAGAGCGTAAAACCACGCTTTGCTTTTTGTGCCGTGGCCACGGCATCAGCGACATTGTCCGCAACGTCAGGCGTTGGCGCATCAGGCGCCGTGGTTGGCGGTAGTGGCGTTGGCTCTGGTGCCGGTGCTTCGATTTGCGGAGTGCGCATCTTTTCGATGAACTCCGTATCGTAGCCAAGGATTTCCATTGCATAGTCAACAGCAACGCCGGCCTGTGTGAGTGCCAGCAGTGCACCCGCACGTTGTGCCTCGTCGGTCTGCATGACGTCCATTGCTTCAGGCGTGAATACAAGCTTATAGCCAAGTGGCACCAACAGCTGATTATTAATCACCTGTTCGTACATGCCGAGGCGTGGAATCACCGTGGTGCGCCAGAAGCTCATCACGTCGGACTGTGCGGTTGCGTAGTTGGCTGCACTCGCCTCGAGCATGGTGATTGGCACACCAAGCGTCTTACAGATATTGCGCTCGGCACGTTCCTGCAACTCTGACAACGTCATATCTTTGATTGGCGGTGTGACCACGGTGGCTTTGATATCGCCACCACGCACAAACGCCGTGCGGAATGCCTTGGCCGTGTTGCCGACGAACTTTGACAGCCAATCACGGCTGAATCGGTCCATCTCTTCTTTTGACGTGTCGTTTGGCAGTGACATGATCGTCACTGGTTGCGCACCATGCTCAAAGAAGCCCGACACAAAGCGTTCTTGATAGTACTGAATCTGCGCTGCTTGCAACGCCACGGCGACTGGTGGCAATCCGTGGCGCACCTCGTCCGCATAGGACATCTCACGGAAGTACACCACTTGCTCAGCAGTCCATGTGCCAACCTTGACGCCGTTGATGGTCTGCGTAAACGTCATGGACTCAACCGGATTCATTGGGTTGATGTCGTTTGTTGCAAGGTTGACATCGACGGTGTACGGATTCAGCACTTGAAACCCGATGAGCACGTTGCCTTTCATGATGCGCAACCAAAAGGCGGCGCCGGTGAGCAACAATGACAACTCCGTATTGCGCATCAACTCCGGAAGCGACGTTGCAAACATCCAATCAACCGTGCGCCCACGTCGCTCGAGACGATACGGCACCGAACTGATAGCGTCGGCACGGAGATTTACACTGCGATACAACGTGGGCACTTTGGTATATGCATCCCAGGTACCGCCCAGCTTGTCGTCTTTGCGGAGCGAGTCCATAAACGACGGAAGGGTTTGAATTGCCATTACATCACCCACCAATCCATTTTGCGTGCGCTTATCATCTGCAACGCACCTGATACTGCATCTACCATGTCGTCATGCTCTCCCTCTGGGAATGCTGTCACCTCGTTGAGAAATGGTTTGTTCCACGATCCGCGCGCAATGCAGACTTTGCCAGCCTCAGCACGCGCCGCCCACGGCATGGCGCGACTCTGCTTGTCTTTGTCTACTTTGATACCGCGAATTGTCGTGCTTGCGAGCTCTGGCACGCGCCGTATTTCCTGTACGGCTGCATAGCCTGATACCGCCTCTTCAATGCCAACTACCACGTCCGGCTCGTCCATTGCCGTGCGGATAATGCGTTGTCGTATCTCGGGATATTCTGCCTTGAGTTGCATCACATCCTTTATGTACATTATCCCCTGCTCGTCAATTGCAACGAGCGCAGAGGCCGTGTAGTCGCTTGATTGCTTCGTGGTCATGGCCAAATCCCAATACCGATGCCATGCAAGCTTTTGTGGTATCGCACTGCTATCAATGGTGTGAAACCAATCATGCCGAAACAATTGCCCCATTGGGTCCGTGAATTTACCTTGCACTTCCTGCTGATACATTTCACTGGTCATGGACTGCCGGAGCGTGTCAACAAAGTGCGCTGGTAAAAAGGTGTTTTCCGTGGTTGGTGATTCGATGATGCCGTAATCCTGTCCACCATGCATCCACAATTCATACAACCAATTCTTTCCGCGTGGCGTCGTCGTTGCGATGGCTTTGCCCGGCTGATGGCGTAATGTGGCAATTGCCGTTGGCCAGATGTCGCTATCCATCATCGCCGCCTCGTCAAGCCAAAGGAATCCGACGTTTGCACCACGCAGGCGGTCAGGGTTGTCCGCACTGCGGAAGATGATGCGCCTGTCGCCAATCAACTTCAGCTCAAGGTCTGATTTGTTCCATGCCACAGCAACGCCCATCTGCGCAACAAGACTGAGCACCGTCTCCATGGCGCCCAAGCGAAGCATGGGATAGGTTGGCGCAATGATG